TAAATCCGATTTTTGGCTGGAAGCTGTTCTCTCCAACTGCACGAACCATCTGTAGTGGAACGTATGGGCAGTAGAATATACCAGCATCATAAGGTGAAGTACCCTTATAACCAACAACATAGTACTGGTTACCTGGAGTTGTGTTACCTAACTGAGTAGCACCACCAATGTTAGCAGCATAAGGGTCAATGTAGACTCTATACTTACCTTGAAGAACACCAGCGAATGTGTTACCTGTTTCGTCAACGTTAAGGTTAGCATTAAGTGCTGGAGTGTAATCAAGTACACCTGCCATTGTTAATGCGGAAGCAACGTCTGCAGAGCAAAGGATGATGTTACCCTTTCCACGACGAGTTCTTTGAGCGATTGCGTTAGCATCTCTCTCGATCTGGAATAGAAGTCCTTTGAACTTCTCAACAGACCAACGACCATTTGAGTCAACATCTAGGTCGAATACACCAGCAGTAGCGGTGTTTTGTACAGCACCTTGTTCAGCAACCTTGTAGATAGTTCTGATAACTTCTCTGTTAATTTCAGCAAGTATTTCAGTACTAAGGATGTTAGCAAGTTCTGCTTCTGCATTAAGACCGTGGATTGCCTTAAGGTCTTGAGCAAGCTCTAGTGAGTACTCAGCCTTTAACGCACGAGACTTAGCAGTAACAGTGACCTTCTCGATTGAGAATGCCATCTGGTTGAACGCCTTGTCACCAGTGCCGTGAAGATTCTCAGAATCTCCAGTCTTCATACCCTGACCAACGTTGTATGGTGAAGGATCTGAAGTAGCAGTACCAACTGGGTTAAGTACAGATGGGTTGTTACCAGACTGTGCAGTTGTACCTAAACCAACACCACCATCAGTGGCAGAGTCAAGGTCATAACCTGCATCCTGTCCTGAGAATGCTGAATCTGGTTCGTTGTAGAATGCTTCTGTGCTTTCCTGACCACCTGATCCACCAGACATCTTGTTGTACTTGGATCTCATCGCAAAGATAAGTCCAGTAGGACCACTCATTGGTTGAACACCAGCAAGGTCATAAGCGACCAAGTTTGGCATAGAACGACGAATGAGGCTGATTAGAACGGGGTCGAAACCAGCTTGTGGACCTGCAGCGTCTGCACTACCACCGAATCCACCTTGATTACCTGCGGTGTTTGCGTGGTTAGTAGGAACTGCTTCGTTGAGCATACCACTTTCAGAGAAAGCAGATGACTCTCTTAAAAATTTTTCTTGGTTTTCTAGCAGGACGGCCGTTACGGCTCTACGATGGGGATCTTTAATTTCTTCGCAACCTTCATGGTTAAGAAGAGGTGCCCACTTTTCCTGCAACTGTTCTGATTGGAACATTTGCTTGTTACCTATAAGTGTTTAGTTTGTTTAATATTTAAATCAGTTGACTACTTAAATGCTGAAAGCGTCTTAAGGTAAGATGCCATTGAACCTGAATAAGTCTCAGGTGCTGCAGCTTCGCCTTCTGTTAAGGTTTCAGTCTTTGAAGTAGGTGAAGTTTTTGAAGTGAAATAAGATTCCTTCAATGTCTCCAATTTGTCACGATAAGTTTCCTCACTTTCAAACTCTACACTTTCTGCAAGTGAAGCGAGCTTCTCTTTCTGAGTAGCAGCAAGGCCACCAGAAACAGATTCTAAGATACCATCAGCAACCGACTCTGCGAGACGACTGTTTAGATTGATATTCTTCTCAATTTGCTCATTGAGTTTGGTCTCCATATCATCTAGTTTTTCTACCATGCTTTCTAGCACATCATATTTTTCGTCAGGGATTGATACATAATTTTCTTCAAAAAGACTCTTCATTCCACTAAGGAATGATTCAGTCAATTCTGTTTTGAGTCCGTGCTCGATGGCGAGTTGATTCTCCTCCATCCACTCGTCAGATACGTACTCAAGATAAGAATCTACACGCTCAGTAAGTGCTTCTTTTTCTTCAGCAACTTCTTCAGCGAGTTTTTCTGCGTACTCCTCCTCAAGAGTAGCACGTATTTCAGAAACTTTTGAGTTAATAGCAGCTTCAAAGATTGTCTTTGCTTTTGCTTTAAACTCTTCGGTGAGTTCTTCACCACCGAGAAGAGCATTAACATCATCTTCAATGTTAATTTCTTCTGTTGCTTCTTCTTCAGAAACTACTTCATCAGTAGTAACTTCATCTTCGGCAACTACATCACCTTGGAGTTCTTCTTCTTCTTTTTTAAGATGTGGCATTGCTTGATCTCCAGGTTTTGCTCCTTTGTTAACTACATCTCGGACTTGCTTCAAAGAGCCACCAGGTGTCTTCAGTTTGGCAGAATCATCATCTACCTTGTAGTTTTCTGGTGTTGGACCACCCAAATCCTCAAAAGGTGGTGTATTCCCAGGTGTCTTTACACCCGATGGATTACTACCTTCTTTGGGAAGGGCTTTCTCTCCAGCTGCTGCATTTGCATTTACAGCAGTCTTGGATTGCTTTACGTCCTCTTCCATTCTTTGTAATGTTGTGCCACGAGACATTTGTAAACTCTCCGATTCCTGTAATTAAACCTATATTTATTTAGAAGTTTTATATGTTTGATAAGAAATCATTAAATAACGAGAGTTTTTTCTCGTCTAATGCTTTCTGATCAACCAAAGTATTGATGGTTTTGTAGGTTTTTTCTACGAACTTCTCACGCAAAATACCACCATCCCATACCCAATCCTTACCTTCCATAATTCCCTCAACAAAAGCATCAGGAGCAGAAGGATCAGCAACGATATCAGCAGCAGTTGCTAACATGAAATCATCACCAACAACGTTAACACCTTCACGAGTTGGTCTTAATGAACCAATACCACGAGATGAAACACCAAGTTTCACACCTTCATCGATAAGTGAAGATGCTATCTTACCCATTGGTGTGCCAAGAATCTTAGCTTTACCAATGAAATTAGCACCACTTTCTTTAAGTGATACTATCTTATGAGAAACTCTGTCAAGATTTACTGTGGGAGTATCGGGATGACCCAATTCTCCAAGTGCTCTTCCTGATTGAACGTGATTTTCATTATAACGTCCAACTTCTCTACGAAGAGTTTCCATAGGATACATTCTACCATTACGGTTTTTAATGTCTCCTTGAAGGAAAACCCCTTCAATATACATAGACTTCTTACCGTTGCGATTTTCAACGAGAAATTCTACGCTTTCGATTTCTTCTCTAATGAGTTTCATTTAAGCATCCCCTGCTGTTTGAACTTGAATAATATTAATATTACCACTAGCACCATCAGTTCTTGCTGCTAGTCTTCCTGCTGAGTATAAAACAGTATCAGCACGACCATTACTTGCAGTCCATGCTGTAGAAACACCAGTGGTAATAGCATCCACCGTTACCTTAGTCTGGAAAGTTCCATCATAAGTAGATGCAGTATTATCAATGGCAGTTACTAGTGCTACAAAATTATATTGATTAACAATATCTCCATTAGAGGAGGTTATTGGACAAACTAACTGCACTACGTTTCCAACGTTAAATGGCATCGTCTGACCTTCAGGACAAGTAAGAACTGTCGTAGCACCAATAGTAATTCCAACGACTTTCTGAGAATATCTGGACATCGCAAGAGTCTCAGATGTTCCATCAGGAATATAGTAACTACCTGTATCAGCAGTAACAGTTCGTGCAGTTTGAGAAAAAGCAACATGTGCTCCTGCACCTCTAGGAGTTATTCTCAAATATGGAGATTTTATCGCAAACGAAGTAGTCATTCCTGACGTTGCCGTCGCCGCAAAAGAAATACCCGTTCCAACTATCGGACTATGTGCCATTATTCTTTAAAATCCATTTAATGTTATTTAGTATACTTGAGCAGTAGATTGTTGTGCATCATCTTCTATCTCAGTCTCAGCTTCTGCTTCAACTTCAACTTCAGACTCTGCATCCACTTCATCTACTACTTCTTCATCATCAATTTCATCTTCAACTTCCTGATCACCAAAAAGCGAGTTTGCTACAACAGGTCGAGCAGTTTCTATCTTCTCGGCTGATTTAGCAAAAAGAATCTCTTTCATCTTATCACTGATTTGAGAAGGACTCTCATCACCGATAATCATATCCATTAAATCATTAGTAATTTCAGGCATCGTAAATTATGTTCAAATGTTAACTAGTTGTATTTATATTTCTCCACCCTTAGGTGTTTGATTGATATTAGATTTAGTAACTGCACTATCTACGGCGGTTGATCTTAAATCAGCATCTGCAGTATCTACACCTGGTTCTTCCTCAGGAAATGGCATCGGTCTTAATCCACCACTTCCTTCAGGATCAAACATCATATCTTCAGGATTAGGGATAGTTCCATCCTCAATTTCCTTTTCAATGAGTTCATCCTGTTCAGCAATATCCTCATCAGTTTGACGTAGAACATTACGTCTTACCCAATCTTGAGAGTAGTATTTACCAATATAAGGTTCGGTTGCAGTAAGAAGAGCTAATCTTTCGTTCTGTAATTCTGCTTCTTTTAATTCAGTGAAATGATTGTCATATAAGAAATCATACTGTATATGCTCTTGCATTATCTCCCAATCTTCTGGAGTAATTACATTCTTAAGGAGCAATTGTGTTTTTAGCATGTCACTGAACATTGCTGAGAATCTCTTTCTCAAACGTCCAACAAACTTACTAAATTTAACTTCATCACGAAGTATCTCAGAAGATCTTCCAAGGTTAAATCCACCATCTCCTTCTATTCTAGAGATAGGAACATTTAATGCCTTGTATAATTTCTTCTTGAAGTATTCGATGTCCGTGATCTCTCCAAGGTTTTGACCTCCTGGAAGAGTAGAAATTTCAGTTCCACGGCCTCCTTCCCTTCTAGGCAGCCAGAAATCTTCAAGCATTGCCATGTACTTCTTGTCATCCCGAACCTCCCCAGTAGATGCGTCGTATACAAGTTTGTTACGATATCTCATCATCACGTCACGGAGATATTGCTCTGCCTTTACTTTCGGTAGATTTCCAACATCAATATAGAAAATTCTTCGTTCTGGAGCACGAGATAATCTGTAGATAACAAGACTATCCTCAATCATTCTAAGTTGATTGATAGCTTTAATTGCCTTATGTAAATATGATAATGTTGTTCCTTTATTTCTATCTACTAATCCTGAAGTGCAAAATGTAATTGAATCTTTTGAAAATTTAATTCCACCTTGTCCACCAGTTGCCGATGAAGGACTTGCTGTAGGATAAGTTAACTTAGGATTATATAAGAAGTATTCCTCTATTTCAGGAAACTCATAGTCTGCAGGATTACCAGTATTTACATTTCCTAGACGAATATTATCGTTCTTCTGTTTCTTTTGCTGTCTTACATAACGCATTTTCATTGCGTCGATATAACGCAATTCCTGAATCCCCTCATGAGGATTCTTCATATCAATCACTTTATTGTAATATAACCTTCCATCTATATACCAATTTCTATAAATTTCGTGTGCCTTTTTATTGAAATCTAATAACTCAAGAATAAACTTAAACTCCTCTCTTATTGTCTTCTTAATACCATCACTCGCATTTAAATGATCTAAATTAATCTCAATTGGACTGTCGTTACTATCAGAAACAAGGGCTTCATTTACAATATCTTCAATCGCACTATCCGCTTCAGGATGCAGTGCCATCTCACGATATCTTTTAATTAACTGAACTTCAGTTTTATAGACACCTTCAATATCAACATACTGACCAAAAAAACCACTACTCATGAAGTAGTCTGACTGATCCTCTTGGTTGGGAGGAACAGGAGAGACTACTCCAGGAGATTGTGGTTCGTTGTCCTCTATCGAGAACCCAAATAACTTAGCCATGATTTATTTAAAAAATGCCCTTTCTAGGACTATTTATCAAAGTTTTTAAGTGCTAATTATTCGTTGTTCGGATCAGGAACATTACCATCAAAAGTAGAAGAATCGGTGTATTGAACCTGGAAGGTAACAGTAAATTCTTCAATTGCATCAGAACTTTCGTATGAAAGATCAATTGATCCAATCTCAGAAGGCCAAATTTCGTCAATCTTATAAGTATGGACTACTTTGTTCTTTGCTTGACTATCCACACCTGCAATATCAGTGATACCCCTGGTTGTAGATCTAGATAATTGATGAACGTACCCTACTCCCATATATTTACTAGGATCAACTTCACCAACACCAGTTGATAGATTGTTAATCTTCTGAGCCCATTTTTCAAAGGATCTTCTTACTCTAAAGTTTTCATCATTAATAACAGTCACTGACCAAGGTTCAAAGGTTCTGTCTCCAGCAACCTTTAGAATTCTTCCTCTGAAAGGAACATCTACTGACCCAATAGTTTGAGTAGGCATAGATGTTGCCTTACATAAGAATTGGAATTCATCTTGAGCATTATTTTCCCAATCAATTGACCCCCCTGTGCCATTATCTGTGGTGCCACCTTGAAGGGCTTGACTTGGGAAAATAATGTTTGCTTCAAACAGATTGGGCCTTGCACCACCACCTGTCAACTTACTCTTGAAATTTGTTAGCGTTTTAATTGCCATTGTTGTAATCTCCTATGTTAATTAATGATGGGGTGAATTTAAACTCTTCCTGTTACTTCTTCAAAACTGACTCCAGTTCTGGTAGCAACGAAAGTAAGAGTAACATAATTAATCGACCTTGTGGGCTTCAAGAATATGTCTGCCCTAAATTCATTATTATCAATAACCTCAGGAGTGTTATTGGTTTGGTCACAAATAACTCGGAAGTCTACGAGTCCTCTTTTCGCTTGAACATCTCTTAGATAAGGTTCAACTATGTTAACAAAGTTGGAACGAGTAATTTCATCGTTGAATTCAAATAGTTGAGCATTAGCAACTCCTTGAAGTGCTTGTTCAACAGTGATGAATAAACGACGAACGTTAATTCTATCAAATGCAGATGCGTAACTTAATCCTGTTTTATCACCAAAGAGAACTGATCCCTGACCTGGTAGGTTAGTTATTGGATTAATTCTATTTTCATAAAGTTGATCTCTTTGTGTCTTAGTAGGATTGTATGCGAGTTTAACAGAGTTGTTAATGTTTCCTCTCTGTTGTCCTGCAGGTGAGAACCAAGGGAACTGCTCAATATCAGTTCTAACCATTAGACCTGCAACATCTGGGTTAGTTGGAAGCCAACGGAACTTATTATTGTACCTATCATATGTCCACTTATACCCACTATCAAATACTGCATAAGATGAAGATGTAATAGGAGCATAGAATGCAAGAACATTATTTGTCTGATCCTTGCTGCTAGTTACATTAACCACATCTGATTTATGTGGAGAGATAACCGCAACACAATCCTTTCTACCTTCTGCAATAGCAATTAGTTTATTTGCTTTTGCTTGAGTCTCATCTTTAGCAGAACAACCTGGACCCATGATTAAGAAATCTATATCTATTTCATCCTCGTTTTCAAATAAATCATATCCTGCAGAGAGATCTCCAAGATTTGCTTTATATTGAGCACCACCAGATGCATTGTAGTTTTGTCCACCACCTAATTCGTAACCTACACTACCTAATGCACTAAAGATAACTCCTGCTGCATCTTGTCCCCAAACACCACCACCAGTAGGAATTGGAGTGAATCCATCAGACTTAACACCAGTTGTTGTTGTAAATCCAGTTGCTCTTGGAGTGGTATCCCAGAAACTATCTGCTGCTTGAGATGGGTTCCATCCTGCATAAATGTACTCAGATAAGTTAGCGAGGTAGTTCTTATAGTAGGTATTTGTAGGAGGATTAACGTCAGATATTGTATCTGATGCCTTAGAAAGATTGAGGTTTTTCTCAAGAATTGTTCCTTGAATACCTGATACACTTCCTGTATCATCTACAAGTACTAGGTGGAATGCATCATTCTGACCATTTCTTGCTTCTGCATACCCACTTGTTTGTGGTTTAGAGGCAATTGTGTTCCAGTAAACAGTACCACTTGATAGATCAAGAGTTTGATTGTCATACCAGTCAGTAACTGTACCAGCTGTGTTAACACTTGGTACTTTAAGAGCACCACCTTTGTTGGTTCCTGCAGCACTTACACAGTAAACAATTGAACCAGGTGTGATTGAACGTTGCTCATCGAATTGTGCATAATTAACATATGTTTCTGTTCCTATTATATTACCTGTCTGCTCGACTTTGGAGACTATCTTAACATCAATGGTACTAGCTGCATTGGTAGAGTCTGTTTTTACACCAGTAATGATACCTTTAACGTATCCATTGGTAGTAGCAGTCGTACCTAAACCAACCGTTGTACCGCTATAAGCAACCGTAACACCACAACCTATCTCAAATCCAGCAAGTTGGAGGTTATCTGTAGTAAGTCCAACTGTTTGATCCGCAAAATCATCAATGAAGCATAACTTCAGTCCATCTGCCCATGTACCAGGAGTTCTAGCAGCATAAGTCCATCCACTACTTATGTCTGTATAACTCTGATCATAGTCATCAAAGTTCTTAATTTTAAGAGTAGTGGTAGAAGCAATACCTACTGAATCAACAGGAGCACCAGCATTCGAGTTCTTCAGGTTTGCACCATCAACTCTAACTACTTTAAGTTGTCCTCCATATGACAAAAATGACGCTCCACTCATCCAGTATTCATACTGACTGTCAGTAGATAGCGGTTTACCAAACGATTCTGTTAAATCAGCTTCGTTTGTAATTTCAATTACTTCACTAACTGGTCCAATTTTAAAAGGTCCTGCAAGAGCACCTGAATTGGCCACTACATTATCAACTCTACCTACTGTTAGGTCAACCTCCCTAGTAATTACTCCAGGAGATATTTGCTGAGTCGCCATGCTTTTTTTCTCCGAATTTCTCAGTTTATCTTGAAATTATTTATTGATTACAACATTTTCAGTGGGGAAACATGCCGTGAACAATCACCAATCAGGATAAGTCCATTCAGAAAAAGGAAGTCCCTTTTTTCTAGTATCAACAATCCTTCTTACTGTACATACTTTACATTCATAAGAATATGATGATGCAACTGGTCCTCTATCTTTACGAGTCCTATAAAAATTTTCTAATAAATTCTTTTTTTCTCCACAAATTCTACATCTTCTCTCTGATAATAAAAGATGCCCTAATTTTATTTGTTTATCTAATTCCATTACAATACTTGTACTACTCCATAACAATCGGGTATTTCGTGCATCAACTTACTTTCTATTCCTTGCTTTAAAGTAATGGCACTCATTGCACATGTAGAACATGCACCACCTAATCTTACTTTAACAAAATTTGTTTCTTCTTCTATTTCTACAAACTCCAACCATCCACCATCTGCCTCAATATAAGGTAGGAGTTCTTCTAAAACTCTGATTACATTTTCTTCTGTTAGTTCCATGTGTGTTGCCAGATAATGTTGTCGTTTGAGGTATTCATAATAATGATCCATTAAGAGAGATACTCCCACATATATGATGACTCACCATACTCAGAAGCATTAGAATACCATCTGTCACCATCTTGAATAAAACTATCATCCTCCATTCCATCATCCATAAATCCAAAGGGAGCCATATCTTGTTCTATTTGATTCTTCTGTTCTTCATATAATCTCTTTCTTACATCCTGATCAGTAAGTTCTTTAAAGTAATCGCATTGAACTAACCATGCATATATTACCAAACACATTGCAAGGTCATCATTACATCCCTCTTCTGCTTCAAATGAATTACTCTTATGAATAAACGTAGTAAGTTCACTCATAATCTCATAATCAGTAAATAGAAGTTTATTTTCTTCTATTAAAGTCTTTAAGTTAAGAGCACCAACCTTCTTAACTGTCTTGGACATCTTAACTCCAAGTTGAGTCTTCTTACCAGAGAACCCTTGGCCTACAACTTGACCTGCTCTACCTCTCATAGAACATTGAAGTAAATTTGGATATTCCATATCATAATTTAATATGGATGCTACCTGATCTCCTATATCATTTACTTCACATAAAATAAATGCATCATTATAACTTTTTCCTACTTCCTCAATAATACTTGGGAAAAGCATTGGTTTAATTTCATTATTCCTATACTTTGCGACTACTGCATGAGGAAACTCTGTAATGTCAACAACTATAAAAGCAGAGTAATCTTTTCCTACTCCTCGTGCAACGTCTACTGTAATTGCATAATCATGTCCTTTTTGCGGATCTACATAAACATCCAATCCTGCACTTGTCTTTTCTGGTTGTTGATATACTAATGCTCTTAATTTGCTTGGAGCAATAAGAGTATCAACAGATCCTAAGAACTCACACTCAAACTCAATCTTAAACTGTTGTTCAGATGTGTTTGCAATAGTTTGTTCTTTCCAAACTTCATCCCTACCAGGAACTTCTGACCAATGAACATCAGTTGGTACATATTCATTCTTTCCTCTTTCTGCATCATGCCAATACCTATAAAAATGATTCATCCCGTGAGGGGTTGAAACCATAATTACTTTTGTGCTTTTACCAGAAGTAATAGTAGGATAAACACTAGCAAAGAAAGACTCAGCGATGTGATTGGGAACAAAAGCAAATTCATCCAAGAATAGGATATTGAAAGACATACCCCGAACAGCACTAGCAGAAGTCGAAGCTGCCAAGATTTTAGAACCATTTTCTAACTCCAGTGAACCTTTATTCCATGATATAATTCCTTGCTGCATCCACTTAGGTAGATTCTCATAGGCAGTTTGCAATCTACCCAGTAAGTCTCTGGCAGTTGCTGCCTTGTTAGCAAGAATACCAATATTTACATTATCATTAAAAACAGCATAATGTAATAGGTAAGACACCGATGTTGTAGACTTACCAGTCTGACGAGGCATCTTACAGATATTAAATCTGTTCTCATGGAAATTATTAATTAATTTCTCTTGAAAATCATAAGGTTCAAAAGGGACAAGACCTTCATCCAAACTGACAATCTTTACATGACGTTTTGCAAAATATACTGGATCTTGCTTACATGCCATAAACTCAAGAATCTGTTCTTGAGTAAATTCTTGTGCAACATTCGCCTTTTTTAAGAGGGGATTGCCTAAATAAATGTCTTCCATAATAACCTCCTACATCATTTCATATTTTCCAAATTTTTTGTCGTGTTCTATAGTTCTCCTTTGCAATTCTAGTATCTTTTCTAAATTTTTTACTTTCTTTTCTAAACTCTTAAGTTGTTCCTCCGATTTGGAGGAGAGGTTCTCCGTAGCCATTTTTAGAAACTTGGTAAGACCAGAGCTTAGCACCAGGATACACTTTTCTCACTTGATCCAGCACTTCTCTGCGTGAAGGTTTTTTGACAGAAGGGAAAAACATTTTTATCATGTACCCTTTTCCTCTCCAGCCAACATAAACATCGATTATATTTCCTATTTTTGATGGAATGCGAGTGGATTCACTTACACCACCACCATTTCCATTAGAGCCATTTCCATTTGAATGTCCATTACCATTGGTTCCGTTTCCGTTACCATTCTTTTTTCCATTGTCATCATCTTGCTCAAGATACCCTCTAGCACCGACATGGTAACCACTAGGAATTTTTCTACATTTTTTCCTTTGATTACAATAATATTGACCTGGAGGACACTTTTTCATAAAATAAACGACTCTACCTTTATATTTATCTAGTATTAAGCTTCTAAAGCAGTAAAAATGGATTTAAAAGTTGTAGAACTAGAAGAAGCAGGATAACCTAATAACCTTAAAGATCCACTATTAATATCAGTTCCAAACGTTGCAATTCCTGTAGGTTGGTTAATAGTACCATATTCACTCATATATGCATTAGTTCCATCATGAATAACATTAATAGTAGTTCTATTATAATTGGTTCCTTGAACAACTTGAACTTGATAATTTACAGACCTATATGTAGAAGCACTAACTGATATTACAGTCGCTGCAGATGTAGATGTAGTTGTTAAAATTCCACCTTGAATATCTCCACCTATTAATTCTAAATTAGTTGAAGAAACAGGATCAAAAGTAAAGTCTCCTGCAGTAGCATCATATCTTAAAAATCTACCATCTCCTAAATTAGAATCATCAACATCACTTAATCCTGTAAGAGTGGTGCTTCCTCCACTGACAGTAGTAAATTTAAATTTCTTACCCTTATGAACCCCAGTTTGATCTAAATCAACAACAAGTTGCATCCCATCATAAGCACTAATATTTGTAGAAATACCACTAATATCATCAAGATATTGTAACTCTACAGCACCACCTCCACCAAATGTGGCTAATTGTTGCTGAACTCTATTAACAAATGTTGTATAGTGCTTAGATAAATCTTCAACCGTTGCAAACTTTTTATCTAATGGTGTAAGAGGATCAGGTTTACCCCCAACTGATTGCTCATAATTAGGAGGGTCATTTAAAAGACCTTCACTCAATTCTTCTTGAGTTTCATTTAATTGTTTTTGAGTTTCTTTTAACTCCTCAACAATCTTATAAATTTCAACAATATCAGTTTTACTGTTTCTATACTGTTTATCTAAATCAAATAAATTTTTCTTTAATTTCCCAATACTCTCATCATAATCTTTAATTTCAGGAAGACTATGAATCTCTAATTGTAATTTATTAAGATAATCTTTAAGTTCTCTATTAGAACTACGATACTTTTTATTAGATTCTGAAATCTCACTTTCAATCTTTTGCCTAGTCTCATTAAGCTTACTTAATACACTTTTCTTTAATTTTCTATCATCATCTTTAAACTCATTATGATGTGACCAAATTTTATCTACTGCATCTTTTATCTCTTCATAGATTTTATCTTTAGTCTCATTTAAATGCTCACTTACTTCTTTAATTTCAACTTTTTTCTCAAAATCCTTAGTATCAAGATTTTCTGTTAGATCATGAATATCTGAATCAAATTGAGTTTTAAGGTCCGTTAAATGATCTTTTACTTTAACGAAATCATCATCAATTACACTAAAGGTTTTTCCAATCCATGAAAAATCAGGAACCTCATTTACCTCATTTACCCATTTTGGGAAAGTAGGAATTTGATCCCTAACCTCATCAATAGCCTCACATATTGATTTTATTTCCCCTTCATAATACTTTGGTTCGGGAAGATTTTGAATCTTCTCTTCAATAGCACTTAATTGCTCATCATAGTATTTTACTTCGGGAAGAGTTTGAATCTCTTCTCTTACTAAATCAATTTGCTTACATATTGCTTGTACTTCTGCATCGTAATATTTTACTTCTGGAACTTCTGGAATACTTCCTTTTAATTCTTCTAAGTTCTCAGAAAGTTCTTGGAGTTCTTTATCATAATATTTAATTTCTGGAATATCAGGGATACTTTCCCTAACATCATTAACCATTCTAACTAACTCACCCCACTGAGGTGCTTTGATTACATCAAAAGTTTCATATTCAGTTGGTGTATAATCATCTCTCCAATTATCCGTTTTTACTTCTTCTTGTATTTCTTCTTTCTCTATAAAATCTCCTATGGATGGTAAATCCTTTTCCTCAGATATAAATTCATCTACTGAGGGCAATTCTTCCGAATTATCTTTATAGTCTTCTATAGACGGCAAATTTTCAATGTTGTCTTCCGACATGTTATGAGTAGCTTAGGTACTTTGGGATTTCTCTCCCCTTCTTTTTATTTATTGCACTTCTTTGTTCTAAATAATAAAAATGTAAGTTAAAGATGAGAAAATTTTTATCAACTGCACCAGCATTAGGAATGATATGGATCATACTCACATCAGTGATGATTCTAGAAGGCCTTCGGGCGTTTCCAGTTTACAATGAACTTGCTGGTGGTAAATGGGATAGTGTATGGGAACTTACTATACCTGCTTTGA